ATCAAATATGTGATACACCATACCTTCGGTCTTTGCATCACTCTTGCGATGTGCCTGCTTCATGAGTTTCTGGAAACTTTCACCCACAATCTCACCATCTAACACAAAGCGACCGCCTGTGCCACGTCCAAATTGAAAGTGCTTGCGGGCATCTTCGATAGCGTCAGCAATCTGCGGAAAGTTTTCAAACTCTTTGCCATTGCGACTGAATAGGGTAACATTGCTACCATCAATTACTGCCAACACACGCACGCCATCTAGTTTGACTTCCAGGCGTTTGATGCCTCGAAGTTTTTTGGGTTGGTCTGTGGAGTCTTGTGCCAGTTGACAAGTAAACACAGGAATTTTATATTCGGTTTTGCCAAGAACTTTGTTTAGTGTTTTCTCACTTATGCCACAACGCAGATCTTTGATCATAACACGTCGAGCCAAGTTGTTCCACTCGTCACTATCAAACTCTTGGCTCATTTGCTCAATGCTTTCACGGGCACGATTGCCTGTAATCGATCTTGTACGCAAGGCCTCCAGCAAAGCCCAAAATTTTGTCCAAGGGTTAGGCCGATCAGTCAAGCCTGTAGTTTCAGGAACCTGACGGATGTTAAAAGTGTAGAAAGGATTGTAGGCTTGGTAACAATTAAAGAGGAAACATTGTGCATCGGCACTGCCCAACTTGGCGGCCATTAATGCTTTTTCAATTGTTTTTTCTTTGTGTATGCGACTGTCCGAACTTTCTAGATCACGTATCCAGCCTGCCGCCATTACGCCGTCGAACCTCTCGTTTGTGAAGTCTGTAACATTCATATATTTACTTGCTGTTTGTTGTTCAATATGTGTATTGTAACAGAAATATAATAATTGGTCAAGTGGGTTGTATCAGTGTGCGGGCCGCCGACAGTTCGGGGATAAAATCTTCTAATTTTACCCCACGTGCATGATCCAATTGGTCGTTGTAGTCAAAGAAACTTTTGAGCAGTTCCAAATCACATTTGGGGTTTTGACTATAGTGATCATACAATGAGTCAATACAAGTTTTGTTGCTCTTGCCATCCGAGTGATACATTTTGGTTTGGCGGCACCGTTCCATGCTCTTGATCACCAAATCAGGGAATGGATGATTGTATGCTGTTTGTGGACCAAAGTAATTGACTTGAAGATATACCGAAGTATGCGGAAACTCTTGATCTAAAAATTCAAATAACAAATGCAAATTGGTTACATTGTACACCCCCGGTACTGTGTTGATAGAGATATTGTGTCCGTGGCTTTCAAGCAGTTTGGTGTTGGCAACTACAGTTGACCAATCAGAACCGTGCCTCCAGTAGTCATTAATTTTGCCATATCCATCAAGACTAACACTAAAGTTCATGTTAGTAAAATGGTTGGCTAATTTTAGAAATGTTGGCGAAATTTTTTGTGCATTGGTTCCCAAAGTAAAATCAAAATCAGTCTTATCGGCGTCAATGCAGTCTCGCATGAATTGTAGCACTTCCGGCATGATGGTAGGTTCGCCACCAGTCAAGTACACTCTAACTTTGGGATTAAGAGTAGAAATATCAATTACGTCAAGGCTTGAGTATTTGAATGATTGTTTCTCCGGAAACACAATATTAAATTTTTTAAATTCTTGATCTATTAGATGACTAAATTCGGGCTTGCAACTTCTGCACATTAGATTACATTTGTTGCTCAATCGCACTTCGTAATAGTAAGGTTGATCAATCTTGTCAAGATCTTCTATACTATTGATGTCAAGTTTTGCAATCCATTCTTTGGTTTCAAACGTTCGATAGGATTCTATTCCACGATCTTCATACCTGTAACAAGTTTTGCAATGTACTGGCAACCTCTCTCCACGTAACATAGCACCACGAACTTTTTGATATTCGGCATTGGTTTTCCAGTTACCAAGTTCGGCCACAGTGGTTATTTTTTCCCATGATCTTGCACAGGTATTGAGTTGGCCGTGTTCTTCTACAAAATTGATCCAAGGATAAATGCAGAAACTTTTGTTTTCTTCTAGGAATTTTTCAAATACAGAATACTTTTTTACGTTATCATTGTCTTTATAAACTGTGTCATGTCCTGCATGATCCAATTCAAGCATTAGTTTGTAGGTACTTAAAAGTGGTTTCCAATGGCTCCATTCTTTTGCTGGTTGGTCATGCATGACAACGCAATCAAAATGTTTGATCAATTCCAAAATACCCCCAAAGGGTATGTCTAATATAGTCGTGTGATAGTATCCAGCGGCAGTTGGCACAAAGTCAGTGTCTACAACAAGTCCGTGGTTTTTGGTTTTATTTTTTAAAGCGAGGAGTGTGGTTCTACGATCGGTGTCTTGGCTGTTGTTGCCAAGACACAGAATTTTTTGTTCGAACATTAAAAATCCCTTGTGGAATATTTACCAACTGGAATTGTAGAATACTTTTAAACCCAAGAACAATTCTGCCCGAGCACGTTTAATGAATGCAAGATCATCTTCTTTATAGTGCTCGTCTGCTTCGTTACCAAAAAAGAATCCTTGCGTACTCGGCAGTTGGTCATGTGTTATTGCACGTTCTAGTTCATCCAGATCCTGCCAGGTGAGTTCTAGTTCAACACCGTTGAACGTGCTGTACTCTACATTTTTAGATTTGGCAAGTCGTTCCATCCAACCATGAAGATTAGGATGTTTACGCCAGTAGGCAATCTCACGCTGACCTGTTTCGTAATCTGCCTGTTCTTTGGCGGCTGTGTATGCATACATGTCGAGACCCATTATTTCACTCCTTGTTGATGTCTATATTCACGTTTGAGCCAAAATTTATATCGATCAAAATATCCCTGTGCGGTTAACTGTGGCTCAAGCCCATAACTGATCAGTTCGTCCATATGCTCGTACCACTTTTCTCTGCACCAAGAACGAAAGTTCATGCTGTCACCATCTGTCCTTCAACTATCTCCAGCATGTTGGCTGGGATCTTCCACAAGCCGCCGTCCCGGTCATTGCGGACTGTGACATACTTGATAGCAATCTTTTTCACTGTGCCTGTGGCACCTGCGGGATTCTTGCTACTGACCCAACGCACCCGAACGCCCACATCCAGATTACGTTTGACCTGCTTGCGAAGACTGATCTGATTGAAACGAATGGCATCGGCCATGCTACGAAGTTCAACGTCGGTCCACGTACCAAACATGATAGCAGAGTTAACTTGCTGAATTGATGAGAGTTTTTCCATCTTGGGCTCCTGTTAAGTTTCTATACAAGTATTATAACAAATTGGGAATATTCGGTCAATCAACGTAATAGTGTACTGCCTGTGAGAGTGCAGACAACCGGTCCATGATGTCCCTATACACTTGACCGCACTCAGCCAGTCGGTCGCCACTGCAAGAGGATTCATCTAGCATGGTTTCAACTTCGACTAATTTTGCAAGAATTGCTTCGCGCATTTCTGACTCCTTTTTACTGAACATGTGTATATTATAGCAAAAGAGCCATTATTGGTCAACCAAAAGAAAACCCTGCACAGGGCAGGGTTTTTGTAGTACTTGAGTATTACTTTTTAGAAACCGCGTGTGTATGCTACTGCAATAACCTTTTGGTTGTTGTCGCCTTTTACACGATCATACTTGACAGCCACTGTGTCGTCTTTGCTCAAGGCATAGGCCAATGAGTAACGTGCTGTTTGAGTTTGATCATTGTTCTGTGAACTATCAAAAGCACTACGGAAACGATAACCGAACTTGGCAGTCAAGCCATAACCAATTGGAGCGGCAATGCCTGGCTCAACCGAGTAGTATGAGAAGTCTGTAGTATTAGAATACTTTTGACCAACAGCGGCACGAGCATACAATCCAACTGGACCGGCTACTGTTGCACCTGCTTCAAGACGTGTGCTCAAGGCATTGGTACCTTCTGTTTGTGCATTAGAGAATGCCAAGTCGCCAGCAAAGCCGTTGAACTCTTTCTTTACACCCAAAACATATTGTTGTTGGGCGGCGGCGCCTGCGTTGTTGATGTGCTGGCCTTCAACAGTGAAACTGTCGGCAGCAAATGCAGTACCTGTAATGGCCAAGGCCAAGATTGCGAAGATTTTCTTCATTTAGTTTTTCCTTTTAAAAGTAGAATGACATAGTCAATCTGTATTATATATGCGTAGTTGTACTAAGTCAATACAAAATCAACCTCAAAATAGCCGATTTTGTCAAGTAACTGGGTCAATTACGGGAATCGGTGCTATTTCTGGGTTGCTGGGGATTTGATTAGTGTTGTACATACCGGCCGCACTCAATCTTGCATTGTTGCGACCTTCACGCATGGCACCCACGATGGCTTGCCCACCTAGGGTTGTGGTGTCGGCGATGTTCTCTAAGAACTCAGCCGCATCGCCGGCGGCTGTGAGTAATCCATAATAGGGTAAATTTTGTACAAAAGCGTAAACACTATTCTTGTCACCTGGTTGTAACAAGAAATAATCAATGCCGGCCGCAGTGGTATACTTGGCACTCAGGTTCATTAGGTTGGCCATGTAGGTCCAGGCGGTGTTGAGTGTGGTCACATTGGGATTGGCACTGAGTGCGGCAATGGCCGAGTTGGCATTGCCAATTTGTGTGATGACCCCGGCATTGTTGATTGCTGATAAAATATTTACATACGCTGTGTTGAGTGTGGCAAGACTGCCAGCACCTTGCAAACTGTTAATTGCCACTGTGGCAGTGGCCAATTGTGCGGCAAAGTCATCACTATCTAGTGCTAACCCTAACACATCATATGTGGTAATGGTGCCGTTGGGTCCAGTGCCTGTGGCCATAGTGGTTGTGACATAATCAGTTACTGAACTATCTACTGGTGTGGTCTGTGCTTGGATCAAGGGCAAGTCAGCCATGGTACTGAGTCCACCTAGTGTGGTGGGAGTCCAATAGGCGGTATTGTTGATATCTACTCCAGCAGGCACATCATCTGTTGCACGATAATAAGTGGGTACAGGAGCGCCAGTACTGACCACTGCGTCGGCCAGGTATGGTTGTGTCACGTTCCAAGGATTGTCAACGTTGCCTAACACCGCATCTGCTAGACGTGGCAATGTAGTAGTGGGCACATTGTTGATTTGTTGAAATGCCACTTGAATGGCTTTGTTGGCTGTGGCCTGTGCAGGTGGAATAATCTTGCCCAGTTCATCACAACCACTTGCTGTGGGTAGGTAACTGTTGACTATGGGAGTGATGCTAGAGTTTACCGCGCCTGTTGAGTTGAATATTGGCACAGCACCATCAGGGCTGGGAGTTTGTAGTGATGCATAACTGAGTGGGAACATGATTACAGGGTTTAACAAGTCATCAAGACTGTCAATTCCGGGAGTGGTCACTCCTAGTATGTCCAAGATCTGTGCTAATGCATCACCTGATATCATGGTGGTAGCATTGTACGCTAACAACTGCAACTTATCAAATTCGTTTTGTGAGAGGCCAGTGGGATTGTTCAGGCCCACACGATTATCGTTTACCAAGGCAGCGATGTCACCAGCAGATAGACCCATGCTGATCAAAGCATTTTGTAAATCAGGGACTGTGCGCCCTCGTATGCCGGCCAAGGCCGATATCTGTTGTATCAAGCCGGCTGGTGTGCCATACAAATCTAGTTTGCTCATGTTCCACAAGTTGCCTTGATTGGCTAGGTCAATGCCGTAGTTGGGTAAGTCGGTGGTCATACTGGCTATATTGGCTGTTACCAAATCATCCATGTTGGTAAACAAGGGACCAAGATACTGATTGGCATTTACCGAACTGTTGATATACTGATTGGTGCTGGCAATATAGCCTTGCATGGCCACAAATCCTTGACTGAAACAACCAGCATCACCATTGCCCAGGTAAGCCGCACAGGTTTGTTCTATCAAGTTTGAAAATCCCGATGGGTCAATTGTGCTACCGTCTACTGCGCCAAGATAGTTTATGAGATATTCACTATTCAAATAAGGATAACTGCCTACAGGCGTTTCTGGTATGCTGTTGCCTAATGCAGGACATACTGTGGCACCAATACTCAACAAACTGGTCAGGGTAGATTGAGTGGCAAACGACTGTGTTTTGTAAAAACTCACTGCCGCAAGAAAATTACTGATCACTGTGGTGGCATTGAATGACTGGATGGCCGCGGCCAATGCGGCAGGAAAAGGTTTTAATCCTTGATTTTGCAACAAGGACACAGATGCTGTCAACTGTAGTGGACTAAGAATGCTGGGCATCATCCTACCCTTACATCAGCACTACCACCAGCGCGGGCATGCCCGCAAGTGTCTGAGCATCCAGTGGTGACAATGGGAATGCCACTGGCTCGAACGGTGCCATTTCCGCCTGTGGTGCTTGCAGCCGCATGTGGTGGGTGGGGAGATCCCCAAGGTGCATGGGCACTCACAGGATTTCCGTTTATAGTAATTGGTTTACCATTCACACGTACAGAGGCCACACCGCCAGAGACTACACCTCCTGCGCCGTTTGCATCACCATCTGTCTGTACTGCTGGCATTTTATCCCAATATAAGTTTCTTGTCCGGAACTTTGATGCCTGTAGTTGCTTCGATGTATTTCATTTTAACAGCATCTTCGGCGTAGGCATAAAGTGATATGCTGTTGATATTTAGTTGTATTTCTTGCTTGATATCTGCGGTAAACATTGAAGGCACAAGTCCCATGCCTTGTGGTCCTGGGGCCACGCTTACAGGGTCGCTGATTGTGATCCATTCTGTGCCGGGTTTTTCAACACGGGCAATCAACTCTTCTCCAGAGTTGAGTTTGAATGTGTATACTTGATTTTGATCGAATTGCATTTTAAACTTTCTGTATAATATATTGATAGTTGATCATTTTGACTTCTATGTGCTTTTGAAACATGTTCACAAAAGCATCAATGGACATTTTGGGGCGGTCTAGTGAGTCTGCGGCAGCCATCCAAAGATAGTCATCAAAGATCATGTAACCTTTGTTTTTCAACAATCCAAATGCCATCACAGCATCTGCTAGTACTTCATCTGCGCTGTGACTTCCATCAACGTAGATAAAATCAAATTGCGCACCTTCTGTTATCAATTCAGCCAGGGCATAAAAACTCAAGGTTGGTATGAGTCTAATTGTTTGCCCCGGCTGTCGGGTCAAGTCAGTGTTATGTAAAAATATCTCTTGAATGATTCTGTTTTCAGGAGGATGCTCGTTTCTGAATGCACTGAGTGGTTCGTTTGCAAAAGGGTCTATACAAGTAATTGAGCCATTTGGTGTCAGTAAATTTTCCAACATCCAACAGGTACTGCGACCTTCGTGACATCCAATTTCCAAAATTGAGTCAGGAAGTGCATCCATCTGTGCCTTGGCATATTCAAAGTTTATCAGGCCGTTTGTGAACCAATCAGCAGTGAAAAATTTATTGGTCGCAAGGTCTGGTATTTTTTCTTTCAACCATGACATGGTCATTGCATCAGGATCAAACAAGTCGTTTTCTAAGTTCATTAAACCCTCCCACGAGTTCTTGATCTAAAAAGATTTGTGGCAACGTTCGGGCTGTTGGCACAGCGGCCAACAAATCTTCTTTGTCCCATCCATCTTCGATATTGCGTTCTTCGTATTCAATACCTCGAGATTCTAACAATGCCTTTGCTTGAGTGCAATAAGGACATTGATTTTTGCTCCATACAATGGCTTTCATTATTATTCTCCTTGTAGTTGTGATGTGTCGTACGTTTTGAAAAAGATATCTTTCTTAACCGGGCCGTAGTCGCCAGGACCATGACGCACAATGTAGTCGTTGCCACTAGTGTATTCCAAGTTGCCCCAAGTGGCTTTAATTATACCGTCATGGTCTGCTAGTTTGGCCAGTTTAGTAACGCCGCCTTTTGGTGTGCCAGTGCCATCTCCGTTATCGTCATACTTGCTGTGAAAGTTATCTGGATCCATGGGCCAGAATTCTCCTTTAGGACCCGGGCCCATAATGTAGTGACCCTTCTTATGCGGGACAGGACCTTCTAAAGTTTTAGTAACACCGTCCTGCTTTGCAATAGTATATGGAACAGGAATAGGCTTTTTAAAAGTTTCAAATCCGCCGTCCCGAAACCATGCATCTGTAACGCCTTGGTCTTCCATTAAGTTAATTAAATTTCTCATAGTTCTGGTAACTCCTCATAATCCAGTTGATCGGACATGACCCCAATTACATAATTCGTACTTTCAGTTTCCTGCAATGCGGACTGTTTCTTGCTTGTGTCCACGTGTTTGGTAAACCAGGGAATAGGCGTTGAGCGTGGTGCTGGCTCGGTGTACTTGATGCCAATCTCTTTGAGTGCCGCATTGGCAGTGTAGTCCACAAAGTCTTTGAGAATGTTGGCATTGAGACCAATCACTGGACCTTTCTGAAACAGGTAGTCGGCCCAGGCTTTTTCTTCACGGATCACGTCCAGGTACATCTGATACACTTCGCCTTCACATTCAGTCTTGACAGCCGCAAAACGTGCATCCTCTTTGACCACTTGATTGATCAACCAGCCGGTCCACTCTTTGTGTAGCAGTTCATCTTGCAGGATCAACTGAATGATGTTGCCGTTGCCAATAAAAATCTTGTTCTCTACCATGGCCAGACTGGTGGCAAATGATACCATGAAGCGGAATGCTTCCAATGCATATGATGCATTGAGTGCCAACCAAATGGCCTTGATATGTTCACGCTCAGCAAACTCTTCCAGCAACTCTTTACGACAGTTGATCATGTGCAGTCGATCATAGTAGTTGCCCACATTGGATGCCATGTCCACAATCTCTTGTGTGTCGTGGATGGTGTTGAACACATCCTTGGGCACGTTGTAGATGTTACGAATGATGTGACTGTAACTACGACTATGAATATTAGTTTCAAAGAAAGTCCAGTTGTACACCAGGGCTTCAAGTTCTGGGATTGACACCACAGGCGTGAAGATTTGACTGGGACCACGACCTTGCAAACTATCCAAGGCAGTTTGCCTTAGCAAGTTTGATGTAAAAATGTGTTTGACTGTGTCCGATGCATCTTTGAAGTCTTGTGCGTCTTTGGTCAAAGATATTTCTTCTGGTACCCAAAAGAAACCACGTGCTTCTTGTTCATACTTGACCAGTTTGTTGTACTTGACTTCTTCAAATCGTTGTACCGTTACTGGACCTGCTGGATCCAAGAACATCTTGCGACTGAGATAGTCTGTTTTTGTTTTTAAATTGTATTGTTGTTTTGACATAATTTTTACCAGTGTCTAATTGTGTTGGCTATAATGAAGCCGCAGGTGATAACATGTATTATAACCCAAAATGTTTTGAAAAACAAGGCTATTCGGGCTTCTCGAAGAGTCAATATAGGCACATCCGGGCGATCATGATCTGACTTGCCCATTAGATGTCCTGTGGCACGGGCCCAGATTTTTTCTATTGTGTTCATAACTTGCAACTTTCGCAATCGGCGTCCTCAAGATCAAAGTCAATGACCTCTAGTGGTGCGGCTTCATCCACTTGTTTGCTACCTTGCTTATTCACAAGGCTATAATAGAAGGTCTTAATTCCCCAGTGGTGTGCTTGCATCAAGTTCCGAGCAATCAATGTTGTTGGAACTTTACGATCTGCAAAGTGTGCTGGATTGTAAAATGTGTTGGTGCTAATGCTTTGATCAACGTAGGCTGCTAACACCGCCGCTGTTTTTAAATAACCATCACAGTCTTTCTGCGCCCACATCATTTGATACTTGTTTTTCAACTTGTGGTACTCAGGCACAACCTGTGTAAGGCTTCCCGCTTTGGATTCTTTTACACTGATTAAACTCATGGGCATTTCAATACCATTAGTTGAGTTAATTACTACGCTGGAACTTTCTACAGGAGCAATGGCCATCAGTGTAGCGTTACGTACTCCATAACTACGCATTTCAGCACGTAGGCCTTCCCAGTTTAGTTCAGGTGCAAAGTCTGCGAGTTCATCTACGCCCTTGGCGCGGCGTTCCCAAGGAAAAATACCTTTACCGTAGTATGTGCGGTCAGAATCTTTGCAACGGCCTCTTTCCTTAGCAAGTTCAACTGTTGCTTCGGTAAGGTAGAAGGCTTGGTGTTCCATCCAAGATTTGACCTCTCCAAGAGCGTCTTTGTTACCATATTGCAGTCCTCGCTTGGCATGCCAGTAAGCAAGGTTAGTAATGCCGATACCAAGCGGCTGAATTTCGTCATTTGATA